AAGGATTCTCAACTAATTACAATGGTTCTACTTACTTTAATGTAACAGGATCAGTATCAGCATCTTCTTATTATGGTGATGGTTCTAATTTAACTGGTTTAATAGTAAATCCATTTAATGGTACCTTTATAGTTAATGGTACTGCATCTATTAATGGGGTTTTAACCTCATCTATTGCAAATTTAAATACAATAAATAATACCACAATAAATTCTACAAATGGTATAAATGGTGTTCAAGTAAGTCATGGTTCAGGTAGTAGAGAATCTAACTTAGTAATAGGGGATCCAAATGCATTATCACTTATTTCAGGTACAGGTGAACGAGGACAAAACAATATAGCAATAGGTTCAGGTAGTTTAGTAGCAGCAACTTCAACTTTTAGAAACATAGCTATAGGTAATAACGTAATGCCTTTAGTAACAACTAACGGTTCTAATAATAATATAGGAATTGGTCATGATGTATTAACATTAAGCACAAACTCAATGACCAGTAATATAGCAATTGGAAATTCTGCCTCCTTTAGTAATACAGGAGGGGATAATAATATTGCTATAGGAACTGAGGCTTTATTTTCAAGTAACCAAAGTAATAACATTGCCATTGGTTTAAGAGCAGCTAAAACAGCAACCGGAGCTGTAAGTTCTATTTTTATAGGAACAGATGCTGGAGCAAACGTTACATCTGGGGATTTTAATATCGCGATTGGGTTTGAGGCTTTAAAACTACTGACATCAGTAGGTAATAATATCGCTATCGGATACCAAGCAATGGTATCAGGTTCAGGTGCACAAGATAGTATTGCTATAGGATCTAATGCTTTAAGTAAAATTACAACAGGTGATGATAATTTAGCGATTGGTGCAAACGCATTAGCATCAATAACAACCTCCCCCGGTAACTTGGCTATAGGAACTGATGCTATGGTATCAAGTTCTGCAACCTTAGCATCAAACAACACCACTATTGGTTTCCAATCTTTACAACAAATAACAGGATCTAATAATGTTGTTTTTGGTTATAGATCAATGCAATCCTTTAGATCAGGTTCAAACAATACTGTAATAGGCTCTAATAGCATATCAGGCTCTAGTATTTCAGGTTCAAACAATACAATTATTGGTTCAAACGTTGTTTTACCTAGTGGAGTACATAATAATAGAATTATAATTGCTGATGGTCAAGGTAATCAAAGAATATTCACATCAGGTTCTATTACTAACATTTCAGGTAGCATTAATATAACAGGATCTTCTGCGATCTTTACATTACAACCATTAGATCCACTACCAACCACAAATATACCTACAGGTTCATTTGCTGTATCAGCAAGTATACCTGCAAAACCTTATTTTTGGGATGGTTCTGTATGGAATGCTTTATATTAATTCAATATTTATGATAAATGTCCACATTCAATATACAAGTAACCCCTCAAAATAATACTTTAGTAATAGTAGACAATGATCAAAACCAGGTTATAGTTGAAAATCCTATTACTTCTGTGGTTGAGGTTGTAGCTCAAGGACCACAAGGCCCACAAGGTATTCAAGGTATTCAAGGCCCTTCTGGTTCCTTATCATTTTCTAATTCTGGCTCATTTTCTATAACAGGATCATTAACAATCTCAGGTTCTAATACTTTTAATAATATAGGACCAGCAATATTTTCAGGTTCTAGTACTTTTACCAACATAGAGGCATCTGGAAGTTTATTTGGTACATCATCATATTCTAATCAATCTTTAAGTTCAAGTTACGCCTTAACAGCATCCTATTTAGATAATTACATTCCACCATTTCCTTATACTGGCAGTGCTGTAATAACAGGAAGCCTAGTAATTACAGGTTCAGCTATATCAATATTAGGGTTTACTGGTTCATTATTAGGAACATCATCTGTATCTATAACAGAATCAAAAACCATCACTTTTAATTTAGGTAGTATACCTACCCCTATTACAACAGGAAGTAAAACCAACAGTATATTTTATTTACCGTATTCAGGATCAATTAAAGGATTTATTTTAACTGCTAACACAGGATCTACAACTACTTTAAATATTTGGAAAAGAAATAATTTAGTTCCTACATCCTCAGATACTATTATAACAACAAATAAGCCACAATTAATTAATAATCAACTAACAAGTTCTTATAATGTTTCGGGATGGGTAACTTCATTTTTACCCAATGATGTCTTTTTAATAAATGTAGAAACTAATACAAGTGCTTCTTATATAAGTCTACAACTAATAACAGAAATCTATAAATAATGGCAACTACTGGTAAATCAATAATATATGCTTGGCCTTCTCAATTAACATCTTCTACTCAAGCTGATCCTGCAAGTTTTGCTACCGCATCTTTTGGCAATAAAACACTGTATTTCCCTGAAACTTCTTCTAGAGTATTTAAATCGGTATATGCCGAAATAAGTTGGCATGACAATTCAACAACGGGAGGAGGATCAATAGGAGAAATTAAAGTTCAATTAAAAATAAGTGGATCAAATAATAATAGTATATATAGTGGTGGTCCTTATACTAATGCTGGTGTAACTACTGGAGAGAGTATATCTTTTGTAGGAGGCCCGTTTGATTTTACTGACTTTTTTAATACATATATTCCTTCCAACTCATCCTCTATTAACATACAGGCATTTTCTTACGTAATAGATGCAACCGGTTTTGTAATGCAAAATCCAACTTTTAAATTATATTGTACTTATGAACACGATGATATTGATACAAGATATATTAAGACAGCAATTATACCATTAGAATCACCTTTAACTGGTTTATCATCTGTAGCTCCCGGTGTTATAGGAAACCAACAAATTCCTAGATTAATAACATCAGCATCCTTTCCCGGTTTTCTACCAGAATCAAACATAAACATAAGAGATTATTTTGTAGAAATTGAAGGTAATGAAACTGCAGCTACTAATACTGATATACAATTAACAGGATCAATTACATCCTCATTTTCAAATTTACAAAATAGATTTAATTTTATAGAGAGAGTATTAAATTCGGATACATATGATAGATTAATATGGAGTATACCAACATCCAGTTTACCTAATGTATCACAATCTCACAATTTCGGCTTACGTACTAATCTAACATCTAATAATGCTTTTAGACATGTGCCTATAAATTTATATGTCACTTATGAATACGATAAAACTACTACAACTCAAGTAAATAATACTATCTTATTAGGATGGAACTTAAATGCTCCTTTAGATTTAGGTGGTGGAGGTTTTGATTTTTCCGCTAATGTAGCACTTAATAAATTTATAATACCTGAAAATAATCCTATTTTACAGCAAAGTGCTTTAAGAATTCAATGGGCTGATACCTCAACAATAACAACAGCATTTGTAAGAGTAGGAGCCCAAGACCCTAGTACTGAATATACCGATGGAGGGTCACAAATATGTGGAATGAAATCATTACAACATAGGTTTGATATCTCAGCTTCTAATGCTTTTGCTAGTCAAAGCGGTGTAGTATTACAGAAAGGGATAAACTATATAACCTCTAGTTTCTATGGAGGAAGTGGTGGAGTATCAGCTACAAATGTAAATGGTTATTTTATAATAAATTATAAATCAGATATACATCCTATTAAGGGAGTGGATGGGTGTAGTAGATTTTACTATTTCATTAATAGTGGAATACCCTTCCAAGCAACTATAAGCCCCACATATGCTACCTCAAGTTTCAATTATAATTTAAGTAATTCTTCAAGTTTATATATTGTTGATAGTTTATACAATTATATAAGTTTTGAAAGAAACGCTACAAATTTATTAAATTTAGGAATACAATACACTGGTTCCGAAGCATCCCCTATACAGGCTATATACCCTAAAGAAACTGTCCGCAAAGATGTAGTAGTATCAGACCCAGAGGCTGGATCCTTTATAACATCTTTTAGTACTCAAAATATTTTTAGAGATTATAAAACATCCCCTAAATCATATTTAATGGATCCTTTTGTATCAAGAAATTATGTTAACTTATATGATTCTCCAACAACTACAGTACAATACAGTATATACGGGACTACAAATACATTAGTTGCACACAGTTATACTTTTGATTTTACAGGCTCAATTTATAATTATGTAGGAGATGGATCCGGAATACCAGTAACGATTTATCAGTCAGGATCAACAGAAGCAATACTACAATTAACCAGTACAGTAGGAGGTAAATTCTCAGGTACATGGTTTGATGATTCAACACCTATATTTGCATCCATTGATTACCAAGATAAATTTGGAAAATCTAAACAGTCTATAGTAACTGGTTCTTTTGATGTTTATTTAACACCCTTTGAATACGGTTACTCAAATATCTAATATTTATAACATATTATGGCATTAACATTATCAAAAACCGGTATAACAACAGGGCAAACCATTGAAGTAGGTCATGTAACACAGTCAATAGATGCTTTTACTAAAGTAACCGCATATGATATTACCTTGTCTGGTTCTTTAACTTTAACCGGATCTTTAAATTCCTTTAACGGATTCACAGGATCCTTCTCTGGATCTTTAGCCGGAGATGCATCACTCCTTAAAAGCAACGTTTATGTGCTTGGAAACCCTACCGGATTACAGAATCTAAGAATGATTGTAGGTACTGTAAAACTGGTAACAGGTACTGTTACTTTCCAAGTAGCGGAACTAAGTGGATACACCCTAGGAGCAAATTGCTTCATCACAGCTACATTATCCGGTTCAGCAGCTAGCAACGTCTCTATTGGAGGCTTATCGGGCCAGAACTTGACCTTTATTGGTTCAGGAGGAAGTAACGATGTAGTCTACTTTCAGGCAGTCTACTTTTAAGCATTTAATTAAAAGCCTGCTACTATTTATTAGTATATGGCTAACATCCCAATATACCCAGGCTCCTCTTCCTTTTTTCCGGGAGATACTCCTTTTGGGTTTTACGACTATGATTACCAGTTTCAGACAGATGCAGATAAGGTTGCATTATTTTGTGCAAGACGCCTTGGATACCCTATAGAAAACATAGAATTACAGGATATTAACTTCTATACAGCATTTGAAGAAGCAGTAACAACCTACGGTAATGAAATTTATGCTTACAAGGTAAGACAGGATTATCTTTCAATGGAAGGAGCCTCCAATACCACCAATTTAAACTCGGTGGTCATACAGCCAAACTTTGCCGGAATTGTTAGATTATCTAGACAATATGGTGAAGAGGCAGGAGTGGGTGGAACGGTTCCATACTACACAGCATCTTTTCACACCAGAGCAAATCAGCAGGATTATGATATGAATGCCTGGGCACAAGCTTCGGCTTCCCTAGCACCTGGAGATACAATAGAAATTAAGAGGGTATTTTATGAATCACCTCCGGCAATTGTAAGGTACTTTGATCCTTATGCAGGAACCGGAACCGGGATGATGAACCTGCTGGATACTTTTGGATGGGGCAATTATTCCCCGGCTATTAATTTCCTCCTAATGCCTATAAATTATGATCTTCAGAAGATCCAGGCAATTGAATTTAATGATCAGATTAGAAAATCAAACTACTCATTTGAATTAGTAAACAACCAATTAAGACTATTCCCAATCCCGACCGTGGATGACGGTAAAATGTTCTTTGAGTATATCAAAAACTCAGATAGGAATAGCGTTATAGATCCAACAGTAACCGGATCAACAGCAATCACCAATGTATCTAATGTACCTTACGCAAATCCAAACTACACTCAAATTAATTCTATCGGCAGACAGTGGATTTTTGAATATACTTTAACTTTAGTAAAAGAAATGCTAGGATACGTTAGAGGAAAATATTCAACCATCCCAATCCCGGGAGCTGAAGTTACCCTTAACTCAGCAGATCTAATCACAGCAGCAACGGCAGAAAAAGCATCCCTACTAGAAAGACTTAGATTACATCTAGAAGATACTTCAAGAGACAAGCAATTAGAGAGAAGAGCGTTGGAGGCAGATTATAAACAAAAGGAACTAAACCAAGTTCCGCAATTAATTTTTATAGGATAATGAAATTAGTAAAACTACTAAACGAAATTCAATTTTTCATGTATCAGACTTTGGTATATGTAGAATTTGATGACTCAACCAATATTACGGATGTTGCCCAGTTAATCAGGAGCGTACAGTACGTAACAGTTGTAAACAATAAAACTGATAAGGAGGATTTAGAGCCTAGAGGCTTGCTAGAAATTAAGGTAGTGACAACCAAACCAGGAACCGAAACCTTTGAATTAGTAAGAACAGAGGCTCTAAAACTTATACCTGAATTAAAAAAATTCAAATACAGTACAAAGCAATTAAATAAAATAAAAGATCTGTAATGGCATTATACGGAGGATCGAGAGATATAAGCATGTTCAGGCACGTCAGCAGAGAGTTGATGCAGAACATCATTTCTCAGCAGGTCGTCTTTTATAAGTGTAACATTACAGAGACTACAATCAATATTTACGGAGAGGCAGCAGGAGGGAGAGTCTTTGATGAACCGGTCCTACTTTACTCTTTAATAGAAAGAGGAGACCAGACTGCACCCATTCAAGATGATTTAGTGGGCTTTAAATGGCCTGTTACTTTTAGATTCCTAAGGGATGATCTAGTGGATGCTAAAGTCGTACCTGAGATTGGGGATATAGTAATGTGGCAGGATGCCTACTGGGAGATTGATAATGAGAATATCAGTCAACTATTTGTAGGTAAAGATCCAGATTACCCCTACACGGATGATAATGGAAATAATCCTCTAGAAACAGATTTAGCAGAATTTGGCTATAATGTATCAGTAATCTGTACCGCACATTACGTACCTGCAGATAGAATAGGCATTGATAAACAAAGATTATAATGGCAAAGCAGAGAAAACCAATACCAAAAACGCAGAAAGAAATCAGCAATTCTCTGGTTACTCCTTATAATCCTAGGCAGGGAAATCCTAATGATGCTGATCCAGATAAAAACAATAGGGCATTACAGACTTCCTTCAAAGGAGATACTACAAAACCATTCACCGTCGGTCTTCAGGATATTGATGAAGCAATTTTTTACTATTTTGAGAATGTGATTAAACCAGTAGTAGTCCAGAATGGCCAAAGTCTACCGGTGCCGGTACTTTACGGATCACCAGAAAAATGGAAATCATTTCAAAAGGACGGTTATTTGAGAGATCTGAAAGGTGCTACAATGGCTCCTTTAATTATCTTTAAAAGGGAGAGCATTGATAAGAATAGAACAATAGCCAATAAGCTAGATGCTAACAACCCTCATAACTATACAATTACTCCTAAAAGCTATACTTCAAGGAATGCATACTCAAGCTTTGATCTTTTAAATAACAGAGTTCCTGAAAAAGAATTTTATGCAGTAGTAGTTCCGGATTATATTACCGCAACCTATACTTTTGTAGTCTTCACATACTATGTAGAGCAGCTGAATAAGATAGTGGAAGCAATACAATACGCCTCAGATTCATATTGGGGTAATCCAGAAAGATTTAAATTCCAGGCCAGGATTGATTCTTTTGGGTTCCAGGCACAATTAAATGAAAGCGATGAGAGGGTTGTTAGGAGTACTTTTACTGTCAAGTTAAGCGGTTATCTAGTACCTAATACTATCCAGAAGAGCAGCACTGCTATTAATAAAGTTTACGGAGTGACTAGAGTTAACTTTACAACCGAGGTAGTAAGTTCTCTGGATACCGGAACAGAAGACCCGGGTATGTAATTTAACTAATTTTTCACCCAATTAATACCTATTTATATTAGAACTATCTAATTAAAAACAAAATGGCAGAAACTTTAATATCACCAGGTGTACTTGCAAGAGAGAATGACTCTTCCTTCATCACCCAACAACCAGTAACCGTAGGTGCAGCAATTATCGGCCCTACCGTACTAGGTCCTGTAGAAGTACCAACCGTTGTAACTTCTTACAGCCAATTTCAAAACACATTCGGGACTACATTCACAAGCGCTAGTGGGGTGTATACATACTTTACCTCAATTGCGGCTTATAACTATTTTGCAAACGGAGGAGAATCTCTACTAGTAGCTAGAGTTGTTAGCGGCTCCTACACCTCTGCTGTAACAGCAGTCAGTGGAAGTAATACTTCCGGATCTATAGTATTCGAAACACTTTCTAAAGGTGTTATTATGAATAACTCAGGATCTGAGACAGGCGGTGCTCTAATAAGCGGTTCCTCAGACAACGTAAGATTGCAAATTTTAAATTCAAATACTTCTTCAGGAACATTTGATTTGCTCGTAAGACAGGGAGACGATACAGCAACCACTTTTACAGTCTTGGAAACCTGGACTGGGTTAACATTAGATCCATTCTCACCTAACTACGTAGCTAAAGTGATTGGAGACCAATCATTCAACTATGCTTCTTCAGGTACAAGTTACTACTTAGAAATAACAGGATCTTTCCCGGTAAATTCAAAATACATAAGAGTAAGATCGGTAGTAAATGCAACCCCTAATTACCTTGATAACTCAGGAGTAGCGAAAGCAGCTTACACCTCTTCTATCCCGGTTAATAGCTCAAGTTCATTCACAGGTGCAACAGGCGATATCAAGGGAGGTGCTAAATACTACAACACAATTGACTCATCAAATACACAAGGATTAGAAGGTAGTAACTACACCAATATGATCAACTTGTTATCTAACCAAGATGACTATAGATTTAATGTGTTATTAACTCCTGGATTATTTAATTCATTACATACCTCACAAGCAACTAGTATTATTAGTAACACACAGAACAGAGGTGATAGCATTTACGTATTAGACTTAGTACCTTACAATTCTCAAGTTGGCACAGTGACTGGCCAGGCAGCCTCTAGAAACTCTTCCTACGCCACTTCTTACTGGCCTTGGTTACAAGTTTTAGATCCAGACTCTGGACAACAGGTTTGGGTTCCTGCTTCAACTTTGATCGGAGGTGTTTATGCATTCAACGACTCAGTTAGTGAGCCTTGGTTTGCACCAGCAGGTATCAACAGAGGCGGATTAGGTAATGTAATTAGAGCAGAGAGAAAATTAGCTCAAAGTGACAGAGATACCCTTTACAGCGGTAAAGTTAATCCAATTGCAACATTCCCAGGAACTGGAGTTGTAGTTTACGGCCAAAAGACATTGCAGCAAAAAGCATCTGCTTTGGATAGAGTAAATGTAAGGAGATTGTTAATTGCATTGAAGTCTTACATCTCTCAAGTTGCTAACAACTTAGTATTCGAACAAAATACAATTGCAACTAGGAATAGCTTCCTTGCACAGGTTAATCCTTACTTAGAATCGGTACAGCAAAGACAGGGTTTATATGCATTCAAAGTAGTAATGGATGACTCTAATAACACACCGGATGTAATTGACAGAAACCAAATGGTAGGTCAAATCTACATTCAACCAACTAAGACTGCAGAATTCATCTACTTAGACTTCAACTTGACACCAACTGGAGCTACATTCCCGGCTTAATTTTTAAATCGTTAATATTTATAACTAAATAAGACAATGGCAATTTTAACATCAGACGAAATATTTTTCACCGCCTTCGAACCAAAGGTACAAAACAGGTTCATCATGTATGTTGATGGTATCCCTGCCTACCTTATCAAGGGTGTGAGTGGGCTAGGTTTCGAGCAAGGTGAGATCATACTAAACCATATCAACGTTTACCGTAAGATTAAAGGTAAATTAAGATGGAATGATTTAAACTTAACTCTCTTTGATCCGATCACCCCTTCAGGAGCACAGGCAGTAATGGAGTGGGTTCGTTTACACCATGAATCAGTTACCGGCCGTGACGGTTATTCAGATTTCTACAAGAAAGATGTTGTAATTGACATTGTAGGACCAGTAGGGGATGTAGTATCTGAGTGGGTTATTAAGGGAGCGTTTATTAAAAATGCAAACTTCGGAGACTTAAACTTCGATAACGATTCTGCTGCACAGAATATTACAATGACTCTAGGAATGGATTATTGCATACTTAACTTTTGATGCAGTCTTAAACTTCTACTTTTCAAAAAGCCTCCTATTTATAATAAAGATAGGAGGTTTTTTTATGGAGGAATATTTTAAAATTATTAGGCAGGCACTTTCCGAAAGCAGAAAGAAAGGAATTACTTATTATGAAGCACATCATATAACTCCTAGGAGCTTTGGTAAACAGTCAAGCACAGTGCTGCTAACACCAGAGGAGCATTATAGATGTCATAAGCTACTTGCAGAGTATTTTAAGGAGCACACTATTTACGGTAAAAAAATGCTTTGGGCTTTTCATCGAATGAGTTACGATGGTAGGCGTGAGTTAACAGAAGAACAGTTTGGAGAAGCTAGGAGAATCTTACAGAGTTTATGGAAAGCTGATAAAACAGCGACACACAAAGAGAATATTCGCAAAACCCGGGTAGGTAAAAAAACAATAGTTTATCCGGAGACTAACGAGATTAAGTACGTATTGACAGAAGAGTTACAAGAGTGGATAGACCGGGGATGGGAAAATACAAATTATAAAAAAGGACGTACCGGACTTATATCAGAAGAAGGTAGCCGGAAATTAGCAGAAGCTCGAAGAAGAGAGCAGACAGGAAAAACAGGACTCTCTGCTCAAGCAGCAAAAGGGCCTTATACAATAGAATTTCAAGACGGAAAAAAGTTTACAGAGGGGAGTTATTCACAATTGTCAAAAGCAGCTAATATACCACTAGTAACACTTCAGCATCGATACGTTCATAAAAAAGGACAAATGTTGAAAGGTTGGTCTATTTATTAATAAGAAGATTTTTTTATTATATGAAACTTAGCATTATATTACAGGAAGTAATTTTACCTACCAACTTAAAGATTCTTTTAGGCAGGTTAAAAGACGAAGGGTATACTGTGTTAGGTTCCGGAGATAATGGTATAGCACTTCAAAAAGGAAGTAAGGTACTTAAGTTAACTACTGATGTTGATGAGCTAGAACACGCTAAAAAACTCTTAAACCATAACTTTCCAAGTGTAATCCCTATTGACAAAGTAGAAGTTCTAGGACCCAAGTCCGGAATAATAGAAATGGCAGATGCACAGCCTCTAACACAGGCGGAGAAGAGGGAGGTAGGCATACATAGTCTAAATGCAGAAGATTATTTATTTCACGGAGGGGAATTAAGTGATAACCTTTCGGATAAAATGAAGGAGTTTTTAGTCGGATTAAGAGAAGCGTTTATAAAATCAGGTATTGACCCAGAAGAGATTGATTGGTCCCCGGATAATATAATGAACTTCCAGGGAAGATATGTCTTAGTAGATGTATAAAGCTTAAATCCTATATATTTATAATAGAATAGTTACAATAAACCAGTATATGACAGAATTTAAATTTCCGACCGAGATTATTGATCTTCCTTCCAGAGGATTGCTCTACCCCAAAGATTCCCCACTTGCAAGCGGTAAACTTGAAATGAAGTACATGACCGCAAAAGAGGAGGATATCCTGACAAACCAGAATTACATTCAAAGAGGAATCGTAATTGACAAACTTCTACAATCCTTGATTGTATCTAAAGTAGATTATAGTGAATTAATAACAGGAGATCAGAATGCAGTAATGATTGCAGCCAGGATCTTGGGTTACGGTAAAGACTATGAATTTAGTTACGGAGGACAGAAGCATACTATCGATTTGACGACTTTAGAAGATAGGGAATTTGATGAAAGCCTGATTACCCCTCATGTTAATGAATTCACTTATGAACTACCTTTCACAAAGACAAAGATTACTTTTAAAGTAATGACTGTTGGTGATGAAGAGAAAGTAAAAAAGGAATTAGATGGCTTAAAGAAAATCGATAAGAATCTAAACCCTGAATTATCTACAAGATTGAAGTTCATGATTACTTCAGTAGAAGGTAATAGAGAGCTAGGTGTTATCAGAAACTTTGTTGATAATGGATTACTGGCCAGAGATTCTAAAGCATTACGTGAATACGTTAAGAAGGTTCAACCGGATATTGATCTAAATGTCACTGTTGAAGTAGGTGGTGTTGAGGAGGACATCACATTACCGATTACTGTTAGCTTTTTTTGGCCTGACTTCTGAGCATAGAAAGCATATATTTGATCAAATACATCAAATAGTCTTTCATGGTAACGGAGGATATTCTTTTGTAGAAATTTATGAACTCCCTATTCATTTAAGGAAATACATATACCATCAGATAAAAGAATATTACGATACACAAAACAAACAAGACTCACCAGAAGAATTAACTTCTAAAATTAAATCAGGTACCGTTCAAGTACCGGATTACGCAAAAGGTAAAAAAACAGCATACAATGGATAGGCATCGTAAAACCGGTGCCTTTTCATATTTATAATATATGGCAGGTCTAGACGACAATATTAATAAAACCAATGCTAATCTACGTAAAGATGCTTTAGAGACAGCATCTATTGTAGAAGAAGCATTACGCTCCATAGCAGACAGCGTCAGTACAGCTTTTGAAAATGCTTTAGGGGGAGGTAATACAGTAGGTCAAGCTCTGGCGAAAGACCTACAGTCTAGCTTTAACAGTCTGGCAAAAATTTCAAAAGAAACAGCTTCAAATGTATCTAAACTACAAGATGGTTTATTAAAATCTAAAACTGTCCAAGAGCAGATAAATAAAAGAAAAACTGACGAATTAGCTTTAGGTATAAGTCTTGCTACTGCCCTAAAGGCAGAAGGAGCTGCTCTGTCATCTATTGATGATTTAATTGACAAAACAACCGGTGAATTAAAAGACCAGGAAGTAGTTTATCAAAATTTAAATGACTCACAAAAAAGCATTGTTCAACAATACTCAGAAGCTTTAAAATACTCAAAAGAACAAACAGAAGAACTAAAAAAGCAAGAGAAACAAGCTAAAAAAATAGAGGATGCACGAGAGAAGAGTCTAGGGGTTTCTGGGAAGATACTTAAAACACTTGGAGTAATAAGAGGATTAGGAGATAGTGCTAAAAAAGCACAGATAGAGCTTAACGAATACGCTGAAGAATACAGGAAAACTAATGAAAAGGGAGAATACCCCTCCAAAATGCAATCCTTAGGTAAAGCTATAAGCTTAACCGGTAAAAACTTTGTTAAAGACTTACTAGATCCAGCGATACTATTAGGAAGTACGTTAAATCTGTTAATAGAAGGCTTTCTTGAAGTAGACAAACAGACTGAGGATCTTGCAAGGAATATGAATATGAGCTACGATTCCGCAGCTAATTTTAGATTTGAACTTGCAAAAACTGCATTGTCTGCAGGCAGTCTGTATGTTTCCACTAAAGGATTAGCAGAAACTAATCTAGCAATCAACGGAACTTTAGGGACTAACGTTAAACTTACCGACGAAAATGTTATTGCTTTTACTAAGTTAAGAACAGCTGCCGGTCTCACTAACGAGGAGTTAATGGGAATTCAATCTCTAACTCTCACTAACGGGAAGACTTTAAATGAAAACGCTGATATAATCTTAAAACAAGCCAATTTCACCGGGAGAAAAAATGGAGTACTTTTAAATGAAAAACAGATTCTCAAAGGTATAAAAGATATTTCAGCAGCCACAACCCTAACTCTAGGTAAAAACCCGGGGTTACTTGCTCATGCAGCAGCAACTGCTAAATCTTTAGGGTTGGAAATGAGCCAGATAGAGAGTATCTCTAACAGCTTATTAGACTTTCAATCATCTATTGAAAATGAACTATCCGCTGAATTACTAACAGGGAAGCAATTAAATCTAGAAACTGCAAGATATGCAGCTTTAACCGGGGATGTAGCAACAGTAGCATCTGAGGTAGCAGCACAGTTAGGTTCCGCTGCAGAATTTGGTGAAATGAATAGAATCCAACAAGAAGCAATTGCTAAGTCTGTTGGGATGGGGAGGGAAGACCTTGCTAAAACTCTATATGTACAAGAACAGCTAAGAGGAGTTTCGGGGGATCAAGCTAAAATACAAGAAGATCTTATCAATAAAAGGATTGAGGAAGTTGGACTAGCACAAGCTCAAGCAGAATTAGCTAAAGGCGGTGTAGAATTACTAGAACAACAAGCCGGAAGAGCTACTGAGTTTAAGCTAGCAATGGATAGAATTAAGGAAGTAGTGGCTGATTTTGTAGCAGGGCCATTGGGACAATTCTTAACTAGCACAACCGGCATATACACAGTGATGGGGCTTATGGCAGTCACTGCATTACCAAAATTAATCAGCGGATTCGGTGTATTGGTAAAAGTAGCTAAAGCATTTAAGATACAGGAGATAGGAGCTGCTATTGCATCTGGTTGGACAGCAGCAATGTCTAGTCCTCAATCATTACTAACCGGTGGTGCTATTGGATTAGCACTAGGTGCCGGAATAACAGCAGCCATTATGGCTGCAACCTCAGAAGCAGATGATTTATTCTCAGCAGGACAAGGAGGGGGAGGTTACGGGAAAAGAACCCTACTTGCACCAGAAGGAGCATTTAAGCTAAACGATTACGATAATATTATTGCAACAACCAATCCGGTTAATGTTAATGATATGATATCAGGACCTAAGGGTTCTATAAAACCTCAAGCACAAACAACACAATCACAACCAACCAAGAGTGAGATAAGCATAGCACCTGCAAATACCCAAATAAACCTCAATCTAAACGGTGCTGCAATCGGCAATGCTAATGCAAGACAGGATTACGGAGTGGGCAGAGGATCTAAGACTTTCGGCGGTGCGGTAGACTATAGTGCACCTATTTAAACTGTAAGATATTTATAACTAAATAAGAACATGGGAATACAAGACATACTTACAACCAAAGGCTCAACTTATACAAAATATAACGGAGCTACACCACCTACCAACCCCCTAGCTACAAAGGCCTCTAAAATGCACGCAGATCTAGCTGGAACACCCGGGTATTCATTAGATGGAGCATCATTTAGTGTAGTTAATACAGCTTACATCCAATACGATGATGGTGATAATAACCCACTCCCACAGCCTTCACAATTAGATATGAACGGTAAAACTCCTGCAAAATATAAGAACCCAGAAAAAGGAACTACATACCCTTAATGGCTTTAAAGGACTTATTAACCGACCTATCGTCCTTTTATAAGGATAATCCCTACCAGGCAAAATATAAGACAAAAGCCGGGCCGGTTAATATTATGGAAACTCCTTTTAATCAAAGGAGCTTAAAATTTGGTAATGATAGACCGGGTGGAGGGAGTAGCAAACAGCCCTTTATACAAGAGCCTTTACCGGGGGTCAACTCTGATCCAAATGCACCATTCCCAGACTTCTTATTAAGAGACCCTAAAAATGCTTTAAACGACAGGGTTGATGATTTAGAAAGAATCGGCAAATTCCTTTTAACAACCGAAGGTGGTTTATTTATAGCCAAGCAGGAACTACTTTCTTTACAAAATCCAATAGTACCAGGAAGACCTAACAGGTCAACCCCAACCTCAGGATTATACAATCCGTTAATGACTCTTGCCCAGGTAGAAGCAGCAGGTACTGGATTACATATTGAAAAGCAGGGATTGTTTCCTATCTTCTCAAATACTGATAAGTATGCATATATCTACAAGACTGACCATAGTGCAGAAGAAAACAACAGGTTAACAATCCTCTATAACTTAAAAATAAACCCAGACCGTCCTAAGGTTGCAGCATCAGAAGCAAAAAAACTTGGAGTTTCTACCAATAGTGATTTAATACTTTCCTACTTAGGAGGACCTAATGTACGTCTATCAGGTAAAACAAATATAGGATTTGCCTCAGACGGACTCTCACCTTCTGCTATGCAGGAGAAAATTGACACTTCTTTAATAAACTCTCAAAATAAAACTTTAGATACTAGAATTAACTACACCGGATCTTTAGGAGTTTCTTATAAAGCAAGCGATCTAGGGTATATCCAAATAGATACTGGAAATACAGACACTAACAGTCTTAATTTTTTAGGACAGAATAGTGTTTATGCTCTAGGAGTTTCAAATACTTTCCCAACACCTAACTTAAATAATACAACAGGTAAAGGAGCTTATACTCTTACCCAGCAGCAACTAGTAGCTAGGACAGCTATCGGCAAAGTAGGAAGTACAAGTCTAACTAATATTTCCGATTTTAGAGAAACAATCAGAAAAACTTTTACAGAAGAAAAAGATCAAATAAAACAGGACCAACAAGGTTTAATTTTTTTTAACTACCCCAATAGTACTATAAACCGGGAACAGAGAGTAGGATTAGGGAACCCAGGAAAAAGAAGTAGAAATAGAAGTAAATTAACTGACTACGATAATGATACGGTAGATAGAATTAATATGCTACCTCTGTATTATGATAATATTGTACTAGACCCGGATGTATTAACCCGTGATTTAGTTAAGTTTAGATTCGAAGTTATAGACAATGCTAACCCAGCCTTTTCGACTTTTATCCACTTCAGAGCATTCCTAGGAGCTATAAACGATAACTTTAAAGCAGAATGGAATCCTATAAAGTATATTGGAAGAGGGGAAAACTTTTATAATTACAGTGGCTTTTCTAGGGATATTAGCTTTTCTTTCAAGGTACATCCACAATCAAGAGCTGAAATGAAATCAATCTACCAAAAATTACAGTACCTTGCCTCTTCTCTAGCACCAGACTACACAGGCGGTTATATGAAAGGAAACCTGGTAAGATTGACTATCGGCGACTATCTTTATATTGTGCCTGGCTTTATTTCAAGTCTAACTTACAATATACCAGAAGATGCAGCCTGGGAAATTTCATTAACAGAACCGGAAGACGGAGTAGATGTAGGAACAATGGAAACACCAAAATTCTTCGATGTTAATGTTTCATTTACACCGATTCACGATTTCGTACCTCAAGTAGGTAATAGTAAGAAGACAGCATTAATAACACCTGCTAGAGCAACCAATACCTATTTGGATACATTAGGTTACAATTCACAAGATAAACCTGGAAGAAATAATAAAATCTATAATTTCAATAATGACTACAAAAATGGCGAGTTTAGCTTTAACCAAGGAACAGGCTCATTAACAGATCAAGATTATATAACCGCTACTAATCTACAGCAGTTTGCCACCGGTGAGGTTATTGGAGTAATTAATAAAGCAACTCCAAGAAAGATAAAAGTTGAAGTAGGGACTATAAAAGGCTTAGATGCACTACTGGCACAGAACCTAAAACCACAAACACCGAAGAAAGCAAAAGTAGAGGTACCGCCAACCCCTGCAAAGACTAAGAAGAAGAAATAATGAATAGATACGCAGATACAACACTCTATAAAACCTCGACCGGGATTCAATATCAGGGACTAACCAGGTATCCAGAAATTTCATACGGGGAGGATGATGTTTATACTTTCCCAGTAGCCGGGGATAGATTAGACAATTTAGCATATCAGTTTTACGGTGATTCTTCACTGTATTGGATTATTGCAGCAGCTAACCCCCAGATTGCATATAATTTACTTTACACAGTACCTGGAGTACAGTTACGTATCCCCTTCCCAGTTGATAGAGTATTAAGTAGTTTTAATGAAATAAACAATGGTTAAAATATTAGGATTGCCTTTTGACGGGTATGTCGACAAACAAATAGGAATAAGACAGTCAAAACTTGCCAAGACTCAAAAAAGCCCGGAAGATTTAGTTGTATTTAATTCTAATACAGCCTGGGTAAGATTATCCTCAGGAGTTAAGATAGAGCCTGATAAAGCATTAATATTAAAAGATAAATTAGGCATATCCCAGGATCAAATAGTAGGAACAGGATTAGCAAGAAACTTAGTACTGTGGGCAGGAGTTTCAAGCTTTTCAACCGGATCTGATAGTGTTACATTAAATGAAAGACCATCAGGGGTAGTAGATAATCAATACCAAGGCTACGGCTTAAAAAACGCATATGGATTTTTAACAACCTCAGACCAGGGTTTGAAACCACCCCCAGGTATTACCGGAATCAATAGCAGCTACAAAAATAATGGATCTTTAAGACAAGCTCAAGTAAATATTAAATGCTTCAGTAGATCGCAATTTGAAGCATTAGAGTCTATCTACTTACGTTTAGGTTATACAATGATTTTAGAATGGGGTAATACAACCTACTTTAATAATGCAGGAGAAATTCAACAGACTAGAGCTTATAGTATTCCAAACCTACTATATGGAAACGACGATTTAGATCCAGATAAAATAAAAGAGAGGATTCAAATTAATAAAACACAGACAGGGTGTAACTATGATGCAATGGTAGCAAAGGTCTGTAACTATTCTTGGAATTTAAATGAAGATTTAAGTTTTGATATTAAACTTGATTTAATTTCCGTTGGTGATATTGTAGATTCTTTAAAAGCTAATCTAGCAGGTTCTGCCGGAGAAATAACAGCACAAGTACAAACCTCGGGAAGTATCCAAAACCTTGTTAATATTGTAATTAATAAAGAAGTTTCAAAAGTTAATAAGTTATTTTATGAAATGTACGATGAAGTATTTAAAAGTCTGCTTAGTGAATTTGGAAGCCCGGAAAACCAACAAGCTGTTAAACAGGTTGATAATATAGAAAAAACAGTAGGCCTGGTAGAGGAAGTACAAAAGAAATATGACGATGAAGTATTCGCTACACTAGAAAGACCGTATAAAGGGTATGAAGAAGCTGTTAAGATTTATGAAGAACTTGGAAAAGATATAGATAAGTTTAGAGCTGATCCAAAAATTATAGCTCTTGGAAAAGAGTTTGGGTATCAACAGGGGACAGCACTGGGGTCAAATGATTTGTATGCTAACTTCATATTAGAAACCAAACTTAATCAAAATGCAGCACAATCCGTAGAAGATTATAAATCAAAAATTAACACTCTTAGAAGCTACTTTGCTAATTTAAAACCGGTACCAGAAGATGAAGGTAAAAAGCAGCTTGAATATCTAAAAGCATCCACCGATCCACTAGGAACTTTAGTAACAGCCTTAGACATAGGGTTTTTTGATACAGATAAAAAATATAAAATAGAGGATGTTAAATTTGAAGATGGAGGAGGTGATTTCGTCTTTACTAATCTATTAGAGGATAAAGTCTTTAAAAAGTATAATTTTGATGGATAAACTATGGGAGAATTTAAGAAATTTATAGACGAGGTTACTCTAAGTGCATACTATAGAGGAGCTAACATCCTCCAGTACAGCGACGGAGGAGGAGAACTATATATCTCCTTTCAGGTACTCTTAAAATTCCTAGAAGAGCAGGTGAACATGAAATCTAACGGAAAATCTATAGTTAAAATAGATTGGGAATCTGACAAACCGTATTTTGCTTTTTCAACCTCTGTTTCCTTTAACCTGCTTAAGTGTTATCTTTATAATAGTTACGTACCCACCAGTGACGGCGCATT